GCGTTTCGTCCGCCGCCTGTCGACTGATCGCACGCGGCTTGATCGAACGCATTGAAACCGGCGTCTTCCGCCTCAGCGCCGAGGGCCGCGCATTTCTTGCAGAGGGGCGCACGCTCAAATGCGGCCCGAAAGGCAAGCGGACCGGCGTAACACCGCCGAGACCGGATACGCTTCGTCAACGGGCATGGAAGGCGATGCAGGTTGCCCACCGGTTCACGATTGACGATCTCCTGCGCGCCGCCGTGCGCGGCAACGACCAGGGCTCGCGCAGCAACCTGCAACGTTATCTCAAGGCGCTGACGCTGTCCGGCCATATCGCCGTTTTACCCCGCCGTGTTCCCGGCACGTCAATGACCTCCAACGGTTTCAAGCAGTGGTCGCTGGTCCGCTATACCGGCCCGGCCGCGCCGGTTGCACGCCCGAAGGATCGCGTCACTTACGATCACAATACGCGGGAGGCCATGCCATGGCGCAGGTGACCTATCAGCAGCTTGACGGTCATAGCCGCAAGCTTCTCGCAGCCCGCGTCGGGGAACTCGGCACCATCGGAGCTGTTGCGAATGAGCTCGGCGTGACACGCACCGCCATCAGCCAGGCGATCAACGGCAAGTATCCGGCCAATACCGGCAGGCTGCGGATCAAGATTCTTGAGCGCTATGCCGAGGCCGTGCACTGCCCACACCTGAAACGGGATTTGACGCCCGGCGAGTGCCGGACGTTTCGCAACCGCGACCTGCCGACTTCGCCGCTTTCTGCGGTCAAGCACTGGCAGGCATGCCGGTTTTGCCCCCTCAATCCGAATGCCCGGAGGATCGACCCATGAAACCGTCCGAGATCGTGAACCATATCGCATCCGAACTTCGGGCCGCTCTGAGGAACAGGCAGCCTATATGCTTTGACGATGCTGTTAACTGGGCTTTTCTTTTGCAGGACATCGCCCCGGAAATCGAAGCGATGGAGGCAAGAACCAGGCCGTGCGATCTGGCCGTGATGGACCATGGTGACAACGTCGTGGCGTTTCGTCCGCGCTCCTCCCTTTCCGATAGTTCGGAAGCTGGCGAGGGCAGCGCATGAATACCGTCTTCACGCCAGAACATATCGACGTGCTGATCGGGCAGACCGCTGCGCATTTCGGGCTGGAACCGGGAGTGCTGAGCGGGACGCGCCGGGATCGTGAGGCCGTTTATGCGCGCGATTGCGCCATATGGCTGGCTTTTCAGTTTGGAGCGTCTTGCGCCGATATCGGCGAAGCCATGAACCGCGACAAGCTTTCGATCAAACAGGCAATCGACAAGGTCGAGCGGCGCAGCGCCAAAGACGGTGATCTGGTTTCCGATCTTCACACCCTCAAATCCTCACTTCCGGGCATGAACACTGCGGATATCACCGTCTGTTCGACCGGATACGAGCAGGAAGCGGCGGCAGTTGCCCGCGCCTACAGCGCATTCCAGGTTGTCCGGCACACGCCGCAACAGGGCGATGCGCTGCACAGGCTTCTCGATGCCGCATTCAAGCTTTCCGTTGCCTACACGGAATATCACTCTGGAGAACCAGTTAATGGCTAAGAAAACCAAGACGCTTGGCGTCAATCTCCCGGTGCCGCAGAACCGGGACGATGCCGCCGCCGCGATCCGCCAGATTGGCGAGAAGAACCGTGAGATCGCCCGGATAGAGGCGAACATGAACGACCGTCTGGCCGTCATCAAGGAAGAATCGGAAGTCTTGGCCGCGCCGCTCAAGGATGACGTCGTCGGTCTTACCGAGGGATTGAAGGTCTGGGCGGAAGCCAACCGTGCTGCATTGACCAATGGCGGCAAGGTCAAGTCCGCCGATCTCGGCACCGGCAAGATCAACTGGCGGCTTCGCCCGGCCAAGGTAACCCTGCGCGAGGTCGAGAAGATCATTGAACGCCTGAAGGCTCTCGGAAAGCAGAAATTCCTGCGCACCAAGGAAGAGGTCAACAAAGAGGCGATGTTGGACGCGCCTGATGAGGCTCGGATGATTGCCGGTGTGTCGATTGGCTCCGAGGGCGAGGACTTCGTTGTCGAGCCTTTTGAGGCTGAGATTTCTTAGGAGGCGTCAATGCCGGTCCACAATATTGCCCTGGACGAAACCAAGGAAGAGCGCAAGCGGCGTCTGGCCCGTGAAAGATGGCGTCGCTGGTATGCAAATAACCCCGAGAAGGCGCGCGAGAAGAGCGCACGATATCACGCGAACAATCCTGAAAAGGCGCGTGAGCGCGACCGTCGTCGGCGCGAGAAGAACCCTGAGGCGCTCCGTGAGCGCAGGCGTCTCTGGCGTGAGAAGAACCCTGAGAAGGTTCGCGAGATGAATCGCAGAGGGGGAGCGCGATATCGAGCGAACAATCCCGAGAAGGCTCGAGAGGTCAGACGTCGCTGGCGAGAGAAAAACCTTGAGCATATCCGCGAATACAAGCGCCTGTATCGAGCCGACAACCGTGAAAAAACCCTCGAATACAAGCGTCTGTATCGAGCCAAACAGGCTCGCATCAAGGCCAGTCTGGCACCATCCGGCGAGAGCCTGAAAACGGCGCTGCTGCAAAACGAGCTGTACGCGGAAGCATCGCGGCACGTTCCGGCCAGGCTTCCTGACTTCATTCGCGACGACATTGTTTCCGACATCGTGATTGCCGTTCTCGATGGAGAATTCGCCGTTACCGACATCGCCCTGAAAGCCACGGCCGTCATGGCGGCGTACTGGCGGCAGTTCGGTGACCAGCGACTGGTTTCGCTGGATGCCGAACTGACCGGAACCGATTTCCGGCGCATCGACACGATATCGAATGAGGATGCGCTGTATGCCTGATCCCGCGCGCCCGGCTCCGCTTTTCAGTTGGCAACAACAGCAGAAGATCGACGCCATACGCGCCCGCCGCAGCACTCTGGCGGAAACTATCCGTCGGAAACTCCCGCGCTCCCATCGCCGGGTCATCCTCGAAGCGCAGCTTGCCACCATCACGGCGGAACTGCTGCGCCTGGAGCATGAATCGGAATTACCGGAGAAAGGCCAATGAAACCAGAGTTTCCAATCGAAGAGCTCAGCAAGAAAGAGCTGCTGAAGCTCATAGAAAAAATGAAACGGGAGTACCTGTTGCCACCCGGGAAGAGCCTGCGGGAACTCGCATTTCGGGTGCGTGAAGAAACCCTGTTTGATAGATACAGCGCCACCGTAGAGGCATGCTCGGCAGCGAGCGCCAGAGTGCAGGCGGTTCCCTCCGGGCAACGTGCCCAGCTTTATGAAGCGCTTGCCGAATCCACCCGGCTCACAGATCGATCCGAGCATGCCTACCGGAAATACCAGGCCTTTTCTGACCAAAGGAACCCATCATGCGCGCCTTGATTGCCAAAATCCATGTCGCCAAAGACCAGCTCGGCCTGGATGACTACACCTATTGCGCCGTGCTGAAGCGGGTTACCGGTCGAACATCCTCCCGCGACCTGACACGGTCGCAGGCGATCCGGGTCATACAGGAGTTCAAGCGCAGCGGCTGGAGCGACAAACAGGGTCGCTCACCGGCAAAAACCGTTTCCGGCAAATACGCCCCGATCCTGCGCGCCCTGTGGCTCTCGGCCTATAATCTCGGCGTTGCCCGCAGCCGTGACGACAAGGCGCTGCTCGCCTTCGTGCAGCGTCAGACGGGTCTGAGCCATACGCGGTTTCTGACGGAACCGGGTGATGCGAAACGGGCAATTGAAGCCATGAAGAAATGGCTGACGCGCGACGCCGGTGTTGAATGGCCGGGTCAAGGGCCATTGGAGACCAAGCGAGCCATTGTCCTGGCGCAATGGCGACGCCTGATTGGCCTGGGTGCGATCAATGTTGATCGCGGCGCAAATCCTCTTGATGGCCTCGGTGAGTATGTCGCCAAAATCACCCGCACCCACAAACGCGCTATCGGCGATATCCATTGTCCGACCATCACGGCGGTCGAGCTGGATCAGGCGCAGGCGGCGCTTGGCCGACGCATCCGGGCAGTACTGGCGAAAAAACGGGAGGCCACATGATGGATATCGACTTCGACGCGCTGCGTACTTTCGACCCTGCTTTTCGGATGGCGGAAGCGATAGCCCGGAACAACGGTCTGACGCAGATAAAAATCCGGCACTGGCACCGGCGGCGCGACGGCACCACCCATATCATTTTTCATGAGCCGGGAGAAGGAATGACCATGACTTACAAAGTGACGGTCGGTGTCAAGAGGAAGCGAGGTCGCCGCGCATGAGCCACCCGTTCCTCGACATTCCGATTGACGCTCTGCCAAAATCTCTTGCGGATGTTGCGGAGCGTTGCGGCATGGCAGCGGCGGCGGCGCTGGTTCAGCACTTTGGCGGCGGTCGGGTATGGATTCCCCGGACGTGGCGACCGGAGCACCCGCTCAACGTTATCGGCGAGGAGCAGGCCAGAGAACTTTGCGCTTTCATAGGTCCGCAGATACTGGATATTCCAAAAAGCCTTCTTACTCCGGAAGCCCGCTACAATCTGATCCTTGAGCTTGGCGGTCAGGGCACGATACAGCGGGATATCGCGCGCCAACTGGGGTTGACAGCACGAACGATCCGGCGCGACCTTAAACAGGCCGGACTGGCCCGCCTGAAATCACGGCGTGCGACCCGTCTGATTGACCATCGCCAGATTGATCTGGAAGACTATCTGAAATAGCGGGACAATGTCCCGTGCCCCTTGAGGCGTCAGACGTGCATCCTCGCGAAAGAACATCGCGAGGATTTTTTTATGCTCAACGACCGGTCTTTGCAGAGACTACAGAACGTCCATCCGCATCTGGTAACCATCATCCGCCGCGCCGCCGATATTCTGTCGCAGGTCGAACCGGACCTGTCGTTTCAGGTGACGTGCGGCGTGCGCACGGTTGCGGAGCAGAAGAAGCTTGTGGCGCAGGGCGCATCCCGCACCATGAATTCCCGTCACATTCCGGCGACGAACGGTCTGTCCCATGCGGTCGATATTATCGTCTACATCGGGGATCGTGATACGTGGGAGTTTCCGCCCTACAAGAAGGTTTCCGATGTGGTGAAGCGCGCCGCTGCCGAACTCGGCCATCCGGTCGAATGGGGCGGCGACTGGACCACCTTCCGCGACGGGCCGCATTTCCAGCTTCCCTTCCATCCCTATACGGGACAGGCAGATGCGAAGGACGCACCCGCGCCCCAGCCGAGCGAGGCGGAGCTTCGCACCCTGATGATCGGCGCATCCGGCGCATTGGTCATGGACCTGCAAAAGGCGCTGAACGCGACACGGGTGCCAAAAACCATGAACGGAGTCGATCTTCGCGTGGACGGCAGTTTT